CGCCCCTACTCTTTTAGCAGAGGTGTTAATACCAACTTTAGCAGCAGCTTCTACAGACTTAGCACTAGCTTTCTTAAGCGATGCTTTCATTGTCTGTCTTAATGACTCTTTCATAGCAAGCTTTGCCGCTTGTCCAGCTACAGCCGATGTACCAAGAGTAGCTAGACCTAACCAGTTAGTTACGTCTGTCATCATCTCCCAGCCAGCTTGACCAGTTGTGTGCCAGCTCATATTAACAGCGTCATACTGATCTAACATATAGACAAAAGCTTCTTTAGTTTTCTGGTCTGCCTTCATCACTCTTGACGAGTCAATCGCCATGTCACCAATGTTGTAGTTAAATCCTGCCATCTGTTTCAGACCGTAGTCTGCTAACTTCTCGCGGTAAGATTCACCACTGTATCCTTCTAGCTCCTTGTCACCTTTCTGGGGTACATACCCATAAGTCATTTCAAAGAAATGTTGAGAAGACCTAACCCAATCATCTTTCTTATGGAGGTCAGTCCACTCAACGTCTTGTTCAATAACACCAAAAGGTGTGTAGCCTTGTTCTGGTTCTATGACAGGTTGCTCTTCTGGTTCTATGACAGGTTGTTGTGTTTCCGTAGGCGAGTTTTCTGCCAAGAAAGTATCGAGATTAAACTCATCTTTCTTTTTATCCTCTTCCTCGAAAAAGGCATCTAAATCAAAATCTGCCATACATGGCTCCTATTAATCGTAGTATCTTTTGTATTTGTTATCCTCGAACGCTGCTTCAGGGTTCTCTCTAATTCTCTGTATTAACTCCCTAGCGTCTGCTCGCATAGTCCAAGCTAATTTTGGTATTTGAGCCTGTAGCATTTCTATAGCGTTCTCAGCGTAATCATTAATGACAGCTGACTTCTCTTCATCAGACATATCGCTAAGAGTCTCTGCTGCTACTTGGTAGTCTTTTGTGTTTTTATTAGAAGTTAGTGAGGTTTCGTTCTCAGCTTCAAGCACTGTCTCTAGGTTTTGTATTAATTCTTCGTCACTAATCTCTGGTACTGGTAATCCTCTATCTACCCACTTTTTTACATCTCTTGGATTATCTTTAATATGCTCCCAAGCCTTTTTATACTTTGGAGATAACTCTTCATAGGTTAAATTAGTAGTTTTCTCCTCAGTTTCCACAACCTCTGTGGACTCTTCTGGTTCATCTGCTGTAGTCGCTGTCTCACCATCTAAGCTTACTTCTGATGTTTGACTAGTGTCAGGCACTCTGTTACGTAACTGATCGAAGAAATCAAAATTAAGATCATCTATCTCATCTGGTGTAAGGGGGTTATCCCAACCTTTATCACGCTGTGCTGCTGAATAAAGCTTCCTATACAAACGTTTAGCATCTGCTGTTTTATCTAGAATGTAACCAGCTACCTGTGCTTCAGGCACTGTAAATTTAGCTGTACCATCTAACAAAGCTTGTACTTCACCAGAAGGGAAGTTAGCTGCGGTATCAACACCAACAAGCAGACCACCTAAGTTATTACTTAAGTAACTTTGTTCGTTGTCTAAGAATAGAGGGTTATATAATAAGTATTCATCTAGTGATGCTCTATCTAACGATACTTCATTACCATGTTTATCCTTAACTGCGTTACCTTCCATATCGACAAGAACGTTACTGCCGTCTGCAATAGACTTCTGTACTTGTAACATAAAGTTATTCTTGTTCTTAGAAGATGCAGCACCAGTAAGCTTACCACGCTCTTCGTGTGCTGTAAGAGCTTGTGTCTGAGCTAAGGTTAGGTTTGGTGTATCGAATGTAATAGTGCCGTTAAATGCAGCATCGTCTGCTTTGTTACGATCATCAATACGCTTTGCATTATTAGCAGTTACCGCTGCGCGTTGATCTGCTTGAAACTTATCCTTAATCGCTACTCTAGCATCAGCAAAGAAATATCTAGTAGCGTCATCTTGGTATTCTTTAGGTAAATTCTCAGGAGCTAGTAAGTACGGATTGTTGGTAGCCTTAGCAGCTTCAAGTATGCTTTCACGAACCCACTGCTTTTTGATTTCTGGTGGGACGTTGATTCCTGCTTCGTCTGTGTAGGTTTTGAACTTTGCTTCGATTGATTCATAAGTCCTCGCGGCTGCGTTGTTTCTTAATTCTATTTTATAAGCATCAGTGGCAGTATCTAGATCACCGCTCTCCTCAAGGGCTAAAAAGCTCTCGTGCTCCTTTGTAACAACAGAAGACACAACACCTTTGAAGTCTCTCTCAATTTTCTTCTCACCTTCAGCAGATTTAGCTTTAGATGCAGCAATGTTAATACGATCTACACCTTCTTGCCAGCCTTTGTTGTAACCGACAAGCTCGTGTGCGTCCATACCGCTAGTAAGTTCTAGCTCTTGCATATAAGACTCAACGTGATTAAGCCGCGCTACATCGTCTTGCAGAGTGAAGGAATCCATTGATGCTTCTGCTTCAGCTATTAAACGCTGACCTCTCTCGTACCCTACAGCCGATCTAACTCTTGTTTGGAAACGTAAAGGTAAACTAGCAAAGGTCTCTGAAGTATAAGGGGCAGCCCCATTGCGCTGCTCTTCTATTTCAGCAGCAGTGATGTTTGCTAAATCTTCTTGTATTAATTTTACACGTTGTTCACTTTCTTTTGCTTTAGCATCGAGAAAAGTCCCGCCTAGAGATGCTAGTGCACTAATAGCTTTGGCTGTTTGCATCTTACCACTGCGGGCAAGCTTCTGCTCTGCTGTTTCAGATTTTACAAACGTATCTACTTGCTGTGCTCTCTTCTCGTATTGTTTGGTTTGGACAGCCTGAGCGAAGTTCACTGTTTCTGATAATGATTTACTCATGGTGCTTTAGCCCCCGCTGCTTTATTTGCTTTTATGGTTGAGAGGCTAGACGCGGACGAGATACCTGTCTGAGCACCTTGTACAGCAGACCCTAATACATCTCCAATACCTACACCAGCGCCTCGTGATACTGAGTTGATTCTTGACGTATGAGTAGACTCTTGACCTAATCTTGATTCGTTCATCTGTGCCAATTCTCTTCCTAGGTTTTGCGTTACCATTGTATTGGCTTCTAAACCTTTTCTGACAATACCTTGTTGATAAGCCAGTGTACTATTACCGTTTGCTCCTGACTCGCCACCAGCGACTACGGCTCTTGCTAGTAGTTCACGGGACTGTAGGTCATTAACTACTTGTTCTTGAGCAGCAGCCTCTTGTGCTTGAGCCTCCTGCAAGTTAATTTGTCTGTCTGCATCAACCTTAGCTTGATTAGATGCTCTTAGGTTTTCTTCATACGCTGCGTCTTGTGCATCACTGGCGGCTTGCTTTGCCATAATACCACCAGCGGTGCTCATTATACCGAGTGTAATTGATACTGGATCACACATTATTTTTAATCCTCACAAATTGGTAGAAAGGTTCCCTCCCTACACCGTGTTCTTTTATTAAATCAATAAACTGGAATCCCAGTGATTTTAACCATCTCTTCGACACTGTATTATCAGCGTGTACGTAGTTAAGCAGAAGTGGGTAGTCGTTGTTAATCTTCTCTACCCACTCCATTGCTTGTGGTATAAACTCTTTCTTGGTGTCTATTAACTTATCTGTGCCTAACAACCAAGGGCTGCCAAAGGCTTTACAATCTGCCACACCAAACATTCCTACAATACTTCCATCTTCGTGTATGATACTGTGACATTCTCTGGAAGCTTTAAAGCTCGCCTGAAGTGACCTTAGCGGGTCTACCCCGTTACTAGCCATAACTTCTTTAGCGTCTTGATCTCTCATAAAGGGAGCCATCTCTCGACAGTCTCCCCAGTTTGCGGGTCTGTAGTGGTGTGTCATATTTATAGTCTCTGGTTTCTTAGAACGATATACCCCTCCCACTCTGCACTTTGGAACGTGCTGGGAAGGTGTGAGTCGTTAGTTATTGTTATGGCTGTGTCTGTTGCCCGTGCTTGCACCCCAACTTGGAATGCTCCGTCATCGATAACAGCAGACTGATCTAAAAGGTTGTGTTGGTTATCTAATACACGCCCCGTAAAGTGTGAGGTAACTGGAGACCTACCTACGGAGTCTACAGTAACGTCAAAGTGTCCCGTGTCATTATAGTTAAACGACATCTTCCTTAACTGGAAGCGGGCAAGCTGTGTTGAGTCACCTTGTGTTGGTTTAAACACTTGCTCTGACATTTGATACTTAAATGTATAGGGGATACCCACAACTGCGTTGCTGCTAGAGCTACCAAGTGCTGCGCTTTGCTCTGCTGTCGGGTTGTTTGGGTTGAATGCCCCCAAAGATAACCCATCACTGTTCACAAGCTCTAAGTTTGCTGATGGGTAGTCGTCAGGAATGTGCGAAACATAATCTATCGTAACCTGACTGTCCAACAACACCTTGGTTTTATCATACTTCACATCCAGCATTTCATAAGTGCCGTCTTTATAGTTAATATAAAGTAGATTATTACTAAAGAATATGTGTTTTATTTCTTCACGGAAAGTCCACACAGACCAAGAACTTTGTAATCGATCTGTTGAGGAGTTATACCATTTATACACATATAGTTTCTTTCGTTCTGTTGAGTCATTTTCATCGTCAACACGGGCTACAAGCATATCCTCATTAGCCGAGGCAGCAAACTGTACAACCTTTTCCTTTATATATTCAGGAACGTGCGATGTAACAGAGCTGGCATCTTTAACTTCCGTTGTCTCTCTAGTAAAGAACTCACGTACTCCCGCATAACCTCCAGATTGTGTGGCAAAGAATACACTGTTCCCCGCTGCTATTGGAGGTGCTGTAAGATCGCACTCATATTTAGTAGACTGCTCTATTGTTACCTCAGCTGGCGTTAATAACTGTGTAGCTGATAATGTAAACTGGTTAAGGTTGGAGAATAATAATAAGTTATCCTGTATTGGTACAGCTGCTTTTAGGGTTGACACTTCGTTCTGGCTTACCGCTACATCAATAGGGTCAGAATCTAGAAGAGTTCTTACAGTAGTACGGAAGAAGTTGTAGTAATCCCCTGCCCCACTAAATATAACATTCTCTCCTGATAGAAAACCTAAACGGTTTCTGTGGAAGAATACATCTGTTATGGTGCTGCCTGTGAAACTAGGGAATGGGTTAGTATTCTCATCTCCACACTTGCGGTTTTCCCACGGAGCTTGTCCAAATGTAAAACTTAAATCAGCGTTTTGTTTTAGCTGATGAGGCATTTTGGTTTGGAGAAAGGAGTTGACTGTGTTAGGTGCAGCACATTCTCTCCAAAAACCTGAACCACCTTCGCCTTCAAACTTTGCATAAAAATCATCTTCTTTCTTTTGGTTATCGCCCACAACGCCTACGACAAAACCGTCCTCGCATTGGTTGGGTAAATCTGTAAATGATTTAGCGTTCTTTCTGAATGCTTTAAGGTTCACACCCCCATCGTCATCTGTAACTCTAATTGTATAATTATCTGTGTTAGCCCTTAAAACAAAGTAAGGTAAATCACTAGTGCTGCTTGGGTATACGTTAGTGACAGCACCAGTTTGGTTCAGTATGCCCCTAAGCCCATCAATTACAGCACTAGTTTTAAGAGCATCGTTGTTAATTTCTTGGTCATCGCCGCCAGAACCAAGACCACCGTCCGTTATTTGTTTTGGTGTTGTGTAGGCCTGATAACCAATACCAGTCCCAGATGAATTTAGCACCTGAACCGTATACTTTCTTCCGTAATTCACACTCTTAAGATAAATCAAAGATTTTTTAGTATCGTGAGCTAACCACCCTCTTTCAGAAGTGGCATACCCTGCATAGTAAGTTGTATGTTGTTCAACATTTTTTGTTTTATTCACAATAAAGGTTGCATCAGCAACAGAAGTTGCGGTTACATCTTTATAGTATTTAACTCTATTGCTGAATGTTCTGCTATATTGATCGGTATAATCGGGTAGGTAATAAGTGTTATCGTTATTATGTGCAATCCAATTGCCATCTGCATCCCAACTAGCCACATAAGACTCATAACGAAGTGACCCTGCTTCATCGTAGACTAAAACTTTAGGTTTTGGCAACGCTCCCGCATAGTTAAGAGCTTGCTGTCTAACACTCGTTATAACAATTAAATACACCTCATCATCGCTGCGCTTATATGTATGAAAAAAGGCTTTATCTAGGTAGGGTATGTCGTGAATAGCTCTTGTATTTACGTTAGCGGTGTTAGCTGCTGTATCCTCAATATTCCCACCGTAACCATAACTATGTGTTATATCGTCTTCAGGGTCAACACACTTTAACTTATTTAAAAACTTTGTAGGTGGGCGTTTCTTAAGACCATCAACCACATCCGAGAAACCGTTTTCCTGTACTTCTCCCTGACTCTCTAATCGTAGAGCTGCGGGTTGTTGGCTAACCCCGTTAATGAGGTTGGGTATGCTTTTAGAAACTAAAGCCATTTAGATCACCTTGTGTCCGATTGAACGATCAAGAACACTATACGTGCCGCCATCGTCAAATATGTTATAGTCCCCGTTCTCGCTTTCCATTTCTTTTAAAGCGAATAGGGCTTGTTGCTCATCAGCTCTGTTCATGGCTGAGAGGTTGTCACTACCGACTACTCTTTCTTGGAATAATCGCGCAGCTTTAATTGTGATGTATCGTCTTGCTACTTCTGGTATCTGTGTGAAGTCTAGCATATAGACAATATCTAGTTTTAAATCTTTGTTGATGATGTCTGTGTGTTGTACTTTGTCGTACATGAAAGCACCACGTTGTACGTATTCGTTCTTGTTACTTCTATATTTATTTACTGAACTAGCTAGGTCAGCTCGCAAGACATTTGTTGCTAGTTGTATTTTACCGTTAACATCTTTAGCTACTGTTACATCTGGCTCACTGTTGAAGTTCCAGCCAAATGACTGAACATCTCTTGAAACTTCATTGAGTACAGTCTCAGCCGTTTCAGCATCAACTAAACCAGAACTTAAGCTGTTGACTGGTGCTTCGCCAATGGTCGAGAGCATAGAGTTTACAGCCTGAAGCTGTGTTGTTGGAGTTGTCATATTTACCTCAATGAAAAAATAAAGAGAAACACCCCCGAAGGGGTGCTCTCATAAAATGTTACTATACTAGTGAGATAGCAGCTTTACCACGTAGAACATTATGTCCCATCGCGTATTTAGCAACCATCAAAGTACCTTGACGTTCGATCTGATATTCAGACTCAACACCTAGGTCTAGTAGCTTAACAGTAGCCGCAGCGTCTTTAGTAAAGATCAAGCCTTTAACAGCAGATGATGCGTTGTATGCAGCGCGATCTGAACCGCCATCAGCAGCAGCAATCGGAGTTGGAGTGTCAGTAGTTGTACTAGCTGGTAGGTGGTTAGACATATAAATCTTAACACCGCCTACAGTTGGTACGTTACCGCCAGCAACACTACCGTTACCACCGAAGTCTCGGTTCATAGCTGTAGTATCAGTACCCATCAATGCGTAGTACATAGCTGGATTAAGTACACAATACTTCTCACCAGTTACATCATGTGCATCGAAAGTCTCAAGAGACTTGATGATACCGTTTACAATCTCTTGACCAGATACGTCAGTACCAGTGTCAGCACCGTCTAGCGCAATCTTACCAGCAGCACCAGAAGCGAAGTCACCGTTTGCCCAGTAACCAGCTTGGTCACCGCCAGCAGCAGTTTCAGAAGCTTGTTGGATTGTAGCGAAGATGTTCTTATCAGCAGCGTTAGCTAGAGCGTTACCCATTTCTGATGAGTAGATAGAACGCACATCGTAGTGGTTCATTGCTTCATCAATCTTAGGTACGAACACTGAGCTGACCAATAGGTCATCTACAGTTACTGTTACTTCGCTGTGATTTACGCTGTCACCAAGAATGGTTTCACCAGCTTTCTGATAGGCTGCACTTGCCGTCCCAACACTTGGGAATTGAGCAGATTTGCCATTAGAAATTGTGCGAGTTCTGTGAAGGGGCATAGCGATGTTCTTTTCTTCAAACGAAGTTAAAACCTCACCAGCAAATTGTTTTAGAAATAGTGATCGAGCATCACCAGTTCCGTTAGTTTGACCTAGGCGCGATACGTTTCCAGTATCACTTGGAGTTCCTGAGTTCCATGCCATTGTAATATACCTTTTGTTAAATGTTTAAATGAATGTTTAATGTTTAGTCACTTAACACTTAATCTTTCCGCTTAGATTGTCCCCGCAGGGGTCAAAGGTAATTAATCGTTGTGTTTCGTTCCTGTTAAAAAAGCCCTCCGAAGAGGGCATAAAGAGACTATTGTACGTTGCTACGCTCTAACTTAGAGGTAACAGACTGACGGTATGCTGGATCACTCTTGTATCGAGGGTCTCTCATAGCTTGAGTCACTTCTGACCAAGAGCCATAAGTACCGCCTGAAGAGGGCGCAGATTGTCCAGACAATAATGCTGGGTCAGTCCCTTCGGCAGCTTGATACTTTGAGCGTAATCCTTCTACAGCCAGCTTAACCATATCAATATCTCCTGAGTCTACTGCTCGATCATAGGCGGCAATCTCAGGTTGACTGAGGTTTTCGCTTGCCCATGTTGTCATCTCGCCATAAGACTCTTCTCCTCCAACTATGTTGTGGACGGAGCTTTGGTAATCGCTGTTTAGAGACTCTTGTCCTGCTATCCAACTGTCTACCAAATTCTGGGGGAAACCAGCATCAGCTAACTTATTGTAAGCATCCTCTGATAATCCACCTTGATTATACTCTTCTTGTAGTGCATTGAAATCAACACCAGCTTTCTCTACTGCTTGTTGCACTTCACTACCAGAAGGTTGTTCTTCTGTTGTTTCTTCGGGAGCAGCTTCAGGCTCTTCTGCGTCATTTGCAGTTTGCCCTTCTCCCATTTTTTTCTCCAAATTTGAATAGGCGCTTGCCATATCTTCAGGAGTCTTAAATTTTTCTGGCAACCAGTCAGGACGTTCCTCTTTATTAGGATCGTTGTTCGCCTCTAACTGCTCACCTTTGGCAATCATAGCATCTACGTGCTCTTGTGATTCGCCTTGTTCTTCATGTGTGTTTATGTTGTCTGTCATAATAGTCTCTTTTGGTTTATTTGTTTGCTGTAACAATGTTATTAACACTAGCAGCTTTTATAGGTTCAGGGTCTTTTCTATCTACCTTTGTTTTATCAGCTTTTTGTCTTACATCGTTTTGAGCTTGAGCAGGAGGGTTAGCTTTTAAATAACTTATTGTTGCATCCATAAGTTCGCTCATCTACTCCTCCTCGTTCATCGCCTGTTGCTGCATCTGATCAGACATACCTTTGATAGCAGGGCTTACACCCTTCTCTGCCATTTGCATCATCTGTTGTTGCTGCATCATCTCTTGTTGTTGTTGAGCTTCCTGTTGCTTCTGCTCATCAGATTTAACAAGACCCTGTGTATCAATACCTAGGGATGCACCGAGACGATCTAAGTAGTCACCAATGTTTAACTCACTGGCAATGACTTCATTACCTAGTGGTTGTAGCATCTGTAAGAACTGACTCAGCTTGTTTAAGTCTTGACCGCGACCAAGAGCTTCTAGACCTGTAACGATCTGTGGCTTGAGTGTGTCTTTAGGGAACTTAGGCATCTTACCTTCCTTCTGCATCTTACTAAGAAGGAGGTTGACGAGAGGCACTTGAAACTCTTGTGATAGTACAGAGTAGATACCGCCAAGAGCTGTCTCTAGCTCCTGTGCCATGTACCGCACTTCTTCTGCTGTTACTCTCTCAGCTTGTCGTTGAACAGAACTGTTAAGTAAGAAAGCAAAGGATAAGCGTTCTGTAATCTTCTGCATTGTTTCTTGTGCTACTCTAAAGTCATTAAACTTGTTAGCTTGTAAAGTAGTTACATCATTAGCATCACCAGAAATAATACCACCGTTGGGTGCATCAGCAATACTTCTCATTTTAGTCGTACCGTTTGGACGTACTAAGAATAATAGTTTAGAGCTGGCAGCACTGCCTTCGACAATAGCTTTGGTTAATGCTTCTAGAGATTTTAAATCACCTACAATTTCTTCACAGAAAGAACGTCCGTAGTTGTTACCGTCCACCGCAATGAAACGTAACGCCATCCAAGGAAGCTTGTCTTCAGTGTACAAACCTTTAGTGCTAGGGATAATAATATCATGCACTTCTTGGTGTACTTCAAACTTCTTACCCACACGCTTAACGCAAGTGTAGATGTCACATTCTTTCTTATTAGTATCTACTTGGTACTCAGGGTTCTCCATCAAAGCCTCTAGGACTTCTTTAGGTAACGCGTCATACGCTATAGATTCTTTAACTATAATTTTTAGGATGTTGCCCATCGTGTCACGTTGTATGACATAACGGTCTAATCGAAATACTTTCATCCCGCTTTTTGGTGGCATATGTACTAAGACATTACCGCTAACGATAAGCTGTTTTAGTGCTTCAAAAGTAGGAACACGTATCGCTTTTGATTCTACTTCTTGTGTCGCGCTTCGTTCTATACGAGCAAGTGCTTCCTCTGCTTTACCTCGTGCGTCCCCACCTAGTTCCGTAAGATCAAAATCATCGATAGTTAATCGGAAGAAAGATTGGTTAGGGGGTAGCAGTGTCATTAGCAGTTTAGAGGCTAGGTTGTTAACACCCCTAGCACCTACTGATTGGTAAGGGGTTACATACTGAGTGCTCCCTGTATGTCCTTCAGGAGGCATTAGTGTCGGTATAGTTAACTCAGCACAATTACGTGCTCTTGATAAGAACGAATCACGATCTGATGCCATTTGTTCATACGTCTTGGCTATAGATGAATCGTGCATTGTTAATTCCTATTAATATTTAATTTTAGTTTGTTTTGGCTTTTTAGAGGTAGTGTTCGTATTTGGTGTTGAAGAGGTAGGTTCCATTCTTTCTTTAACCCTATCATATTCCGCATAGCCTTTTTTACCTAGAAAGCTTGTTTCAGCCATTCTCCTGCGTATTGTTGGGCTGGTCGCCAAACCAGCGGGTCTACACATTTTTACTACCTATGCTCAAACCAGACCCTGCTGCTGATCCTGCAACCTGTGTACCTGAAGACCCTCTACCAAGAACACCTCTAGCTCCTCTCTTTTTCTTTTTCAGGGCGGTGGCGTTACTATCTACTGCGTCTTCTAATTCTGATGGAGCTCTCTCTGGTGGTGGTGGTGCTGCTACCGTTGGTGCTGGGGCTGCTGCTTTTGGTGATGACATACACATAATTTAAATCTCTTCTGGTTGATCGTCCTCGTATAGAAACTCCATACGTTTTATGACGGTTTGTTGTCCTTGTAAAAAAGCTATATCACTTTCTGATACACCTCTTCGGTTTGGTAAAGTATCTGGGAATAAACCCTTAAGATACTTAATTAATTCTATAGTTATAAAGGGTTTTTTATTCATTTGTGGTTCTCCTATGGGGCATGACCTTTCAGCCCAGTAGTGGCGGGAGGTGTAGCCAGACGTTAGCAATGATGTGGAGGCACGTTAATACCTCCAACACCATCATCATGTTTTTATATTTCGCAGGAACCCGCGCTGCAAGCCAGCTCTTGCGTTCCCGTTGTTGTGTCTTCTTTTTCATATTCTCCAAGCCTGTCCCATTCGATCTCACTGGGAGTCTCACGTTTAAGTTCGTCATACTTTTCTTTAGTGACAGCCTCATAAGGAGCTTGAGCATACACATGGTCAGTACGAGGTAGGAAACTAATACCTGAACAAGCGTCTAGCCTATCCCATAGCCACTGCCCTGCTGCTAAGAACTCATCATCAGAATAGTAAATGGTTACACTAGGTTTATGTTCACACCAGTAGTCTTGGTAAATTTCCCACAAGTCTAGCTGCTGCTTTACATTTAGTTCTTCTACACACGTAGCACCTTTAGGAGCTTTGACGGGGAACTCAAATACATAGTTCTCTCCGTTCATTACGTCCTTCTCCCACGACACCCCTGAGTCTTTTAGGAATGCAGAGATAGGGTCTTTACCATCGCTACGTACTCGTCTTATATAATAAGGAGAGAACCGAGCATGAATACCACTAGCACTGTCTACTAACTGAGACACTGTACCTGACGGCTTCACACACGTAATAGCTGTCGATTGGTTGATGCCTAACTCAGCAGCGAATGCCTTGTTTGTTTGCACTGCCACCTTCTTCAACTTCTCTAGTGTTTCCTTCAGTGTTACTAAGCTGCCTTTACCTGACAACAGTTTGTGATCCATGATGCCTGTCATACTCACGCCTAGCAGACACTCTTCTTCTGTGTTGTTCTTCCACACAGAGCGTACATACCTGAAGTCTGTTAGCGATGATTGCAGTGTACCTAATATACTAGCAAGTCTTGTTTTACGTTCTAGCGACTCATACGTATCGTCTGACCTTACTACAATCTCCGATAGGTTACACACCTGTGCCGAACGTAGGATGATCTCACTACAGGGGTTAGTCCCAAAGTCATACCCTACATCTCTTCGTCCGTTCCTTTCTGCCTGTTTCTTTGCAGCAGTACGAGAGAAGATACCACGTTCACCAGCCTTAGATTTATAAAGTGATACCCACTCTTCTAAGAATGTTTCGTAGTCTGGTTTCTCGTTATAGACGGCACTGTTGTTTGCCAAGGCGCGTTGACCTTGTGTGTCCCACCAATTCCCAGACTTCGCATGACGCATACGGTCATCAGACAAGTTAGATAGAGAGATGAGAGCAGACCTACGCACACCACCAACAACAACGATTTCAGCAACCTTACAAACAATGTCATGGCACTCTAGGCTGGTAAGCTTTCTACCAGCAGCACCTCTGAAGGTGGCAACAGTAAACTCGAAGAGCCGAACCAAAGGATCAGCACCACTGCTCCTACCGCCAAAAGTTTTAAGACGTTCACCTTTTTCCCTGAGTTTTGATATATCCCAAGTAGGAACTTGACCTGAATATAATAAACTAACAAGTTCGCGGAAAGCTTTAGCCCAACCAATCTTACTGTCTGCCACATGGATTGTAGTTTCTGTTTCATAAAAGTCCTCACTTATTGTTGGAAGTTTAGCAACAGACTGACGCTCCACGGAGAAGCCTACACCTGTGCCACACATTAGTACATAGAGTATCTCATCGAATACTCTGGGGTTATCTACGGCAACGTAGCTACAGTTAAAGCCAGCCATGTTGTCACGCTTTAGTGCCTCACCCGCTGTCATTAGACAACGCATGGATGGCATCACTTCTAAGTTATAGATAGCATGGTAAAGCTCGTTAGCTAAGGTAGCGTCAAGCTGCCCCCGCTCAACCCAAAAGTTAATGTACCTCTTTACTGTTTCTTCCCAAGTCTCTCTACGCCCATCTTCTTCCCGCCATCTAGCGTAACGGGATTTGTGTATGTATTGTTGATATGAATCCATTATCGGTCATCTCCTGAGCCTTTGAGCGTGTCGTTAATCTTACGCTTGTATAGTTTGTTTAAATTATTAAATGCAATGTCACTCAGGTTCAGCCCCGCCTCATCTGTCAGCATGGCTAGATACCAGAACACATCTCCTAGTTCTGATGCTAGTTGTTCTTTAAAGTTAGCTGGCTCTCCGTCCCTAATCTTTTTCTTAACCTTCCCTGCTACTTCACCAGCCTCGCTTGCTAGACCCATAGTTAGGTACACTAGCGATGAGTCTTTAGGGAAGACGGCTGTGGCAGCACACTTACTTTGATACCAATCAAACCCTTCAAACATTCCTGTAATTTGTTCATAACTTGCTCCACCTAAATCGTTACTCATCCCCAGTTCTCCCCTTCAGTTTCTTCCATTAATTGAATCATTTTGTTTAAGTACCAGACTGCTTTCTTGGCATCCTCTATAGGCTTACCTTTGTTCCACATCCTAGCACCAGTATATTTTATGACGTTACCTTGGCAGTATGAGATAGCATCAAATTTGCCTAACACATCTACAATGTAATCTATCGTCTCTATCTCACCAGCATTGTAGTGCGGTGGGTTATTTATTTGATCTACCTTTTCCATAGCTTTACCTTCTTTGTTTTAAAATTGTATTCCCCGTCACGTAGTATCCGTGCGAGCCTTGCGTTCTCGATGGCTATCTCTTCGCCTAAACCTTTATCTGCAAAAGCATCAACAACTGTCTGCCATGTTGCACCATTCTCTTGGAGCAGCTTATCTGCTGTCTTCGCTCCAACAGTAGGGCAACCTTTGTAGTTGTCTGTCGAGTCACCAACTAGTGTTTGATATAAGAACCAGTAGTCAGCTTCCTCTTCATCTACCTCCGTAACCTTACCGTCTAGCAAGTGGTAAGCAGGAATAGTTAACAAGTCTTTATCTGCTGACCAGATCACTGTGTTCTTATCCGCACTGCCTAGTATTCCTAATAGGTCATCAGCCTCTAGCCTGTCCTCAACTTTGCCATTGAATTTATCGCCTAGATATTTTTTAGCAAAATTTAGAAGCATGGGTCTGCGTGTACCTTTACGATTAGCCTTGTAGTAAGGGGCTACCTCTTTGCGGTACAAGTTGTCACCAGACAAACAAGTTATAATCTTATCGCACCCTGACTGCTCTTTAATCTCGTTCATAAACACAGACATATTTTGTATGACATCTTGTTCAAAGGCGTGCATTGTCCATAGACCGTCACCCCAATCAATAGGGGTCTCCGCAACAACTGCTGCTTTGTACGCAACAATGTCTCCATCTACTAATAATGTTCTATTCTTCATCCTCATCCTCCAATGCTTCAAACAATCTATCCATGTCTTCTCGCTGCATTTGTAAACCCTGTTTCGCTAAAACTATCTGTAGGATTATTTCACCTATCCACTTGACTCCAAGAGCCACGCTAACAAACAGGAAGCTGAATACGAGAATCATATTAAGTGTTGTTCCTTCCATGCTTACTTCCTATGTTTAACAAGTGTGAGTTTACGGGTGCAGGGATCAAACTTAATAAACTGCACTCCAAGTTTCTTTTGTGTTGGTGTTCGACTAGGTAGGTTTGTATTTTTACCTTCCATCTTGACATCAAATAGGTAGACCTCACCGTCCTTAATACCAATAACATCCACTGCTCCTGTAGAACCAGCGTTATAGAATACTTCAAAGCCTTCATCCCATAACCAAGTGATTGCATACAGTTCTGCCACATCTCCTAAACGACTCGGACTAGTGAGTCTCTGCCCAACTTCTGCCGACATCGAACTCTGAGTCGAGAGGACATTTGAATCCATACTTTTCTTCGGTCTTTTTAATAGCCTTTTTAGTGATTTCACCTATGTCATCCTCCAAGCCTTCCTTAACAATGATTTGCACTTCATCGTGTACAAACGCCACTATCGCAACTTCTTCTGTAGTGTAGCCTTTAGCACGTATCATCTGCTCTATTGTTCTGTACCAATACTTACAGACAATAGCTCCAGCAGACTGAAGCAGTGTGTTTAATGCTGCATGGGGATGACGTATAGGTATGAGCCTACCATCTAAACCTTTAATAAACTTCTCACCATGCTGTGTTTCTAGTCGTAACTTAATCGCTTCCGTTAACTTCTTGAGAGCTGGTGTCTTAGCTAGGAATCGTTTCTTAATCTGTCCGCCTTCCTTTGCTCCCTTACCAATGATCTCTCCAATCTTCTCATTCCCTGCTCCGTACAAGAAACCATAGATGAATGTCTTAGCTTGTGGGCGTGTAGCCAGTCCTGCTGCATTCTGGTTTGCTGTATGAATATCACCCTCTAATATTTCTTTACCGTACTTGCCACCGTCATACCGTGACATATAATGTGCAAGACACCGCAGCTCTAAACCACTAGCGTCTGCCCCCAGCAAGGAGTAACCCTTCGGGGCATAAAATAGTTTGCGACATTCCTCCCCAAAGGCGGCTGTTCCGCTTGGTACTTGAGCGACATTAGGATCACTATGTGTACACCTAGAAGTAACAGCACCCATATGATTAACACGCCCATGTATTCGTCCTTTCCTTTCAAGCTTGAGCCACGCTTGTTTACCATTGCCTAATTGTCCTAGTCGTTTGTTTAACATTAAGAACTCTGTCAACAACCTAGCTTCTGGCATATCAATTCCTGCTAGAATTTTTTCATCAACTTTTGGCTCTCCTGATGGAGTGTGTTCTTTTGGTGTCCAACCCTTTTTCATAAGCCTATCGGCAATCTGCTGTCGTGATGCAGGATTAAAAGGTATCGTCTTTGTTTTTGTTTTTAGCTCAACTATAGTTGGTTCTAAGGTGTTAACTAATTCTGTTTCAATCTCTAGCTTTCTAGCTGAGAGCTTCGTGTATAACTTTTGTGCCGCTTCCACATCAAACGGGAAGCCTATGTTTTGTTGCTGTAGTAACAACCTAGCCATATCGTGTTCTAGTTGCATAGGCTCTGTTGGATAACGTTTACGTTGTATCAATTCATACAGCTTTACATTCAGTGCTACATCCTGAGCGCAATACTCTAGCATCTCAGGGGTGAACTCAGACCAAGCATCTTCCTGCTCACCATAAGCACCCTTGTTGTAGTTGAGGCGTTGTCCCCAAGCCTTAAGAGAATGTGAACCTATTGATCTGTTGTCCACTGTCCTCTTCAAAATGTCTTTTTCTTTTAAGTTGGGATATATTAATCGAGAAGCCACTAGCGTATCAAACGCCTCACCTTTATAATCAAAGTCATATAACTTTTTTAATACTGGTAAGTCATAGCCTATGATGTTGTGACCACCTATCTCTGGTGACTCTCTTAATAATGCAACACCTTCCTTTAACGTGTCTCCAAAAAACTTAAACTGAACACCTGTCTTTGTACACTGTGTAACTATACAATGTACCTTTGTTACTTCATCAAGTAACCCGTCTGTTTCTATATCAAATATTAACATATATCCTCTCGCTGGAGTGATTAAAATGGTACATCAAATTCCTCTGACATACGCCCTGTTTGGTTATTAAAGTGGAGCTGTCCTGCTACACCTGTATCACCAGACCATCTGTTCTTTAGAATACGAACAGTAGTCGTGTTGCTTGTCTCAGCGTCCTGCTGATTTCTTTCTAAGCCAATTACAATATCTGATAGTTGGGCAATAGCCGCTGACCCTCTTAGTTGCGATAGGGATGTCATAATCCCTTCTTCGTGACCTTTGTCACCACTTGGTCTGCGTAAATGCGATACAACAATCAAACCTATACCTAACTCTTCAGTTAGTGATCGTAAGTTTGTCATCATGTTATCGATGATACGTCTCTCATCACCGCCTTCAATACCTGATACAACAATACTAATGTGATCCAGTATAATGTACTGGCAACCACACCCTCTTGCTAGGTATCTAATCTTAGCCAGTAGGTTATCGCTCTCAGTCGATCCCCAATGGTCATACATAAACACACGACCTGTTCCTAGAGTCGCATCAAACGCCTCTCTAAGCTCCTCTGTTGGGACTTCTTCAAGATGCACGGGTTTGTTAAGGTGTAAGGACATCAGTCCCTGTGCTGTACGTTTGCTAGATTCTTCGAGTGCTACATATCCTATCGTAGCTCCTTCGTTTAGAAGGTGGTAAGCAAACTCTCTTGTGAGTTGTGACTTACCTAAACCTGAACCAGCCGTTACAGTTACAATCTCACCTAAACGACAACCGCCTATCTTGCTGTTAAGCCCCTCGTAAGGGTAAGGTACGGTGTGTACTTCTTTCTCAGTGCTGACCTCTTCCCATAAGTCTTCACCGTTGATGATGCCATCGGGGGCAAACTCTCTTGCTCCCCAAAACGCATCGATTAATTCAGGCTGTTTGCCTTCCTGAATCATTTCATTCGCATCCTTAAGTGGTAGCCTAGCAATCTTAGCTTTGCGTGGTGATAGT